GGTGGTGTGTGAAGGGATGCTGAGTTTTTTAGTATTTATAGGGATGGAGTGTGTGTTTTCTAGGCAGGTACCACACAGCAAAATCCTGTTGGCACAGCAGTTCAGGACGCCACCGCACCTACTTTCTTTAACTGTGAGGAGGAAGGCTACCAACACCCTCTTAGTCCTCACTATAAAGAAAAAAAGGAGAGGCAGGTGGCGCAGGAACTGCAGTTTCACCTCCAGGGAGGGTTTATTTACTCAGCTGCAGCCTTTTGGCGCTGTCCAAAGTTCAAGTGCTTATCACTCCACTCCCTTGATGCTTATCACTCCACTCCCTTGATCCTGTTAACCCTCTCCTTCCACAGTTAACCCTTAAGTGCCACTCTCCAACTAACCCTGGGGTGCACTTGTTCCCCAGCCCCTCTTTGGGACTTAGTGTCTCTGATCAGGGAGTGAGGTATGTCATTCAACTCCCCTTGAGGTGGGCTTTCTTTTCCCCCCAGAACCCCAACTTTGAACTTGGGGTTTTGGTCTTTAATCAGCTCCAAACCACTTGCATTGTGTTCAGGAGGGTCCAGAACCCTTAATTCTGCAGTTTGAGGGGTGTACCCCAACTTTTTGGAAGTGTACCCCCTCTTTTTTAAAGGTCTAGGAAGGTTGGGAACCCCTTCAGGGTACTCAGGAGGGCCCGGGGAGCCCATTTAAGCCATAAAAAAGGGGGTACCCCATGAACCCCAAAAGTTAAAATTGCTCCAAATGGCTTGAAACTCCTTATACAGGCTCCCCAGACCCTCAGGAGAGGCGTACAGGGGGTCCTAAGCCCCTAAAACCAACTTTGAAAATTTGGCAGAGAGCCAACTTTTTAATTATAGGGGCTACAGGTCTGGGACCACCTGCATTGTACTCAGGGGGCTCTGGGGAGTCTGATAAGCTATGGTACATGTGGCTACCCCCTCAAAATGGGTGATTTTGGTCAAATATGGAATTTTTTTTTTGGCACAGTGCCAAGTTTTTTTTCTCCCTTGCAATGGACTCGCCTGCCTGCGCTAAGCATTCTGGGATAGGTCCCAGGGGTGTGGCCACTATAGAAAAAAAGTTGGCACCATGCCAACTTTTGTTTTTCCCTCCAGGATATTTGATTTTGGGGTGGGGCTAGCCCAAAAAAAAAGCTCTGGGGTGCTTTCCACCAGTTGGGACCTGCTCTGCTCAAGGTAAGACACACTCTCCTTTCATTCCTGAGTGAAATGGGGTGGCTAAAAGTCCTAAAATGTCTTGGCTCTTGCTGTGCAGGTTGCTGTTGTCCTGGGCCTGGAGAGGACACCGATATTAGCATCGGGGTTCAACACGGAACTCATCGAGTGACTTTGGACTTCAAGGCCCAAGGTCAGTATCGACCAGACAATGGGAATTGTCAGCTCCATTATTGTGGCCGTGGGAATAGCAGCCGCTGAGGCAGCCGAGGCAGCAGCCGCAGTGGCGGCAGCAGCTTCTGCTGCTGTTGAAGCTGCTGGGGCAGCAGTGGCAGACTCAGTGGTAGGCTCGGAGGTGGCGGGGGCCATAGGGGAAGCTGCGGATGACATTGAAATGTCGGGGTTAACTGACTCAGCCCCGGATTTCTACCATGATGGATACATGAACACCGCAGTCGATGAGGGAGGCTACGATGATGTGGCAGATGGTGCTGAAGATGAGCCAGTGGATAGCATCAGTCGCCGAGTCCGATCCCTGAGAGAGGAGTCCCGCGGACTTATGAATGGGGATTCAGTGAGGGAAGGCTGGCGATGGGACGGGTCAGGCAAGACCTGGGCCTATCGGGGGGCAGGTGGGGCCCTCGCCGCAGGGCTGGGGGCTGCAATAATAGGAGCATCGGTGGCCTCTAACAAGGGGGGGACAGCCATGTCTGCAGATCAGATGTTGAAGCAAATTACAATGGGGGGCAGACCTGTTAGTCAGGGCACAGTCATTCCTGAGTGGCTTGAGGCTGTAATGCCAGTGGAGGAATATGTGGATAATATGCATCACTTAGAGGAGCAGTTCATTAGTGGTGAAATTAAGTGGGACTTAACTCTCACAGATGCCACTAAGGTAGCTCAACAAGCCAAGAGCTACATTGACCATCCCTTCAGAAGTCATGGCACTAGGTGGGATAGAGATGAGGATGATGAGGACGTGCTGTTCTATGCTCTCCAGCATGGAGAGGATTGGCATGATCCCCTGACTCTTCCAGGGGTGGACGGGCTACCCATGACTCGGTCGCAGTGGCGCCGGATTCAGAGGGGTTATGGGCATTATGGTCATGACCTCAGAGATATTTTAGAACATGGAGAGCGACTAAGACAGATGGCGCAGGGCCTATATCCCGCGGTTGACGTTATAGGTAGACAGGGGGCAGCAGCTGTGGGCCAAGGGGTGGGCGCAGTAGGTGCAGCTGCCGGAGGGGCAGCAGCAGTTGGTGCGGCAGTGGCTGCGGGCTGGTTAGAGGCAGCCCGCGATAGAGTGGGAGATGCTGTTGGGAGATTAGGCTTGGGAGCTGAGCAAAGAGTGCGGGATGCCGCTGAGAGGGTCAGGAACAGGGTGGTTCATGAGTTTGACAGGCGTGCTAACCAGTGGGCAGATGCGGCAGCGGCCGGTGCTGCTGGGGCGGTTGCCAGTCTAATGGGGTCAGAAGGAATTTGGAATAGAGATCATAGGGACCATCATGAGCGGTCCACTCAGACGGAGGTTTCGGCCGTACAGTACACCCACAAAGAGGGCACTAGAGAAAAACCTAGCAAAGAAGCAAGACAGGCCCGTGAGTTAACCGAAGAAGAGGTTAGGGAAGGTGTGCGTCACCCTGAAAGTTACTATCATGATAACAAGGGGTGGGTGAAGCGGGAACGGAGGTTTCATGCTAGTCGGACAGTGGGAGACCGAGGGTACCATAGCATACACAGTGTTGTGTGGTATGAGCTGGCAGGGCATCATCACTTACCGGGCCATGCTGATGAAGGGTTTCATTTCAGACCCACATTGGGTGAAAATGCCAGATGGCAATTAACTGAATATGCAAATTACATGGCCAATGGTTTCACTGTTATTCCTCCACTGACTGTTCCTCAACGTCTGATAGCCGGTGCTCTTATTTTGCAGACTGCCCAGACGGCTGTACTGGCTGCGACAAGGAAACGTGCCCCCACCACCCGCCGGGCCCCGAAACGGAAAGCCCCTCCCCGGAAGAAGGTTCCATTAAAGAAACGGAGCTCTGCGACACGGCGCTCTAAAGATGCCGATGGTAAAAGGAGGAGTGGAGGTACTAAACCTCGTCGCCGGACCGAAAGAAAGCGTAGAGTTAGAGATTAACTGCTTTCTAACACCCAGTGCCCAGTCCCTGGCCCCCACAAAGGATCCCACCTGGCTGACATCTGCCATCCCCCTGAATAAAATCCCAATCCAGGCTCAAGGGGAGCGGCTGAAGATCTGGGAGCTGTATAAAGTCAAGACCGGCACCTTCTGTACAACAACCCTCACCAGTCAAACCCTCAATGCCGACCAGCCGGTGAATGGGCCCTGGGGACAGACCTGGGGCGTGAGTGGCCTGCCGCTAACAGGTTATCCAGTAAGTCCCACCAAGACCGACCCTCCCTTCGATGGTGGCGACCCACCAGTATCTCTGTTAACCTCGGAGAGCATGACCATCAAGCAGTTCAACCCCAACCCCTGGATGGAGAACGCCAAGTACTACACTCAGAACAGCAGAGGGGGAAGCCCCTTCTCGTCAGGAGACAACAACTCCACAGTCGTACTCCTGGCTGATGAGTACGGCTTTGGGGTCATGTGCCCTGAGGGATTCTGTTACATCTCAGCTGCTGACTATATGTCCCAATACCACGAAGCGGGGACCTCACCAAATCCCACCTACCCCTACTATGTGAGCTTCCCTCTGCCTCGGTACTTTACCCTGTACCTGAGACAACGCTGGATCAAGAGCCCCGTCATCCTCTCTGACCTGTTCCAGCAGTCTATCGCCCACGTGGCTAAGGGCTTCCAAGGGGAAACAGACAACGTGGAGATGGTGACCCTCGGCTGGGGGTCCGGCAGAACAGGACCCTCTGGCATGTTGAACAGCAGTGGTGTGAACCCGGCGTACTCTGGTGGTGCGCAGTCCCTCAAGAGCAGCAGCGCTCTCAAATTACAGAGAGCCTCAGACGAGGAGATGAGCGACGATGAACCCCAACCCCCTCATCATCCCAATGTGGCCCCTACTAAGATACCCCACCTCATTAAACACCTCCCAGCGGGAGTTGAGGTTCATTGGGCCCCCCCAGTACCACCAAAGAAAGCAGCAGCAAAGAAGGAGACAACAAAGTAACTGTTTGATGTGCTTTATTGAAAATAAAGTGATTGTGAAACATGTAATAACTGTCTTGAGTCTTCTTTTACTCTGAAAAACACAAAAAACACAAAATTAGAAAATTGACCTTTTTGACCTTTTATACAAAATTGTGAAATTGGGGGTTTTGATGGGTGGGCAGAGGTAAGACAGACAAAGGGAACAAATGGGTGAAGTTTCGAGCGAATCGGACTAAGGGAAATGTGACTTTGGCACCAAAAGCAATAAATTGAGAAAAAGGCTCCGCCTCCGATCATCACGAAAATTATGTACAGCGAGAGGGCAGACCAAGCCGAGTTCAAAAATATATATATTATGGGCGCACTCCGACCTTCACCGAAAAGGCCGAAAAAACCCGAAAGGGGTATCCCTTATGGTTTTTCACACGAAAAATATTTTTTTGCTCCAAATCTTTTGAAACTTCACCAACATGGTCCCCAGGGTCCAACTTAGTGACTGGTACCCCATGAACCCCAAAAACCCCAAAAAAAATTTTTACCTTCTTTTTCATCCATGATGTACCCGGAGCCTCCTGGCATCTCTCGGAGAGCTATCAAGCCAGTGGGGTCGTCGTCATCATCCACAGGGAACAGGTCCTCGTTACTGTGGACCGGGGAAGGTGGGGGAGCCCTTATGAACTGGGCGATGGTGGTCTGTGTGAGCCTGGGGAGTTGGAGAGCCGGGGGGGCCCCTGGGGTCATGGAGGGAAACAGCTCCCGAGACGCAGGAACACCTAAATGGGTAGGAGCAGATTGTTTAACAGGGCACAGATTCTCAACCTTGCGGTGGGTGACAGGCGTTGTCTCATCCCACCGCTCAAGATTCAAAGAACAGGTTGAGTCGGTGTCAGCGTCACTTGGGTTAAAGTCCTCCCAGGACCCCTCCGACCAACCCCCAAGCTCTCGCCAAGCCGAATCAGACCACTCACCAGAATCCTCTTCCCCATCTTCCTCAGCCTCGGAGTCAAGGAAGGGGCATGGCCGCTTGGGACGCTTAGGCTGGACCCATTCCTCCCTGTCGTCCTCGTCCTCAAAGGGCGCAGCATCAGCGTCATCGTCACTGGACAGGAAACCCGGATCAGCAGGGGACCAACCAGCGTGCTGGGTGATGAGCCGCTTCAGGCGCTGACGGGGGGTCAGACCAGGAGGGGTGGGTGGCGTGGCAGGGGTAGGAGTCACCGGGAGGGGTGGCATTGATGAGGGGATCATGGTCCCAGAAATGGAGGGCCCATCAGTAAACAATAGAGTGCCATCTTCTTGGATCTCTATGTCTGGCTCACCCTCTGTCTCCATGTCAGTGGTCATTGAGTCTGTGTCAAAGTGCTTAGCCTCATCTTTCCACATTTTCACAGTCTCCAGCTCCTGCTCTATGAACCACTCCTCATCTCCCAGCAGTGCAAACATAAGCAACATGCAGGGACCAGAGGAGAGAAATCTCAAGTCAATGTCCCATTTCTTGCAGAAGTCCCTCACACTGTACTTTTTGCTCCAGAACTCAACTGACAGCGACCTCTGCTTGATGGAATCTGGAATTACATAGTGATTGCAAGTAACCACCCAGGGAGGGAAGTACATGTCCAATTTGTTCTGGTGCTTTCTCTCTAATCCCACTTTGAACAGCCCATCAAGATGCTCCCTCATGTAGTCAAGGTTGCTCATGCCATCTCCCAGAGCTAGGTAGGTGTGACCTCTCATAGGGACCCCCATGACATCCTCAAAAACCACCATAAACCTGTCAATGCACCTACCCATTTCCACCCACAGCCTGTCTCTGGGACAGTTCACATTCAATGCACAGCCACTCATAAAGTCACAGAGAGCACTGGCTACAGTGCTCTTTCCAGTGTTCATTGCCCCAAAGAAAATGAAGCCCTGCTGTTTAGGCACAGCTTTCAGCATTCTCCCCACAACATAGGTGTAGAAATGGACAACAGACACAGGGATGAGGTTGGCCAGAAGGTAAGCAGCAGCCACCTGGTTCTGAGACAGACAACCCATGTCACGCAGAGTGCCAAAGTGAGCGAGGACAGATGCCTGAAATCGCTCATCCCGTGTCCCACAGGAGGAGACCCGGAGTCGACCCATCACCACATCTGTCGCAAACCCACATGCCTGCTTCTTGTTATGAAGGGCCATAAACCCCTTTGCATTCTGGTAATGTTTTTGGTGGTTCCGATTATGTCTGCGCTTGCTCTCATTCTCTATGCCCCTGTACATTCTACGCTCCTCATCACAGAAGCGGCACACCTCAGGACTATCATCGGCCAGTCTCATATACTGCCCCATCAGCAGAAAAGGGTCAGTAATGCTATGCTCCTCTGCATACAGGGAAAGCATAGCCTGCAGGAAAGGTGGAGTCTCAAAAGAGAGCTGGCCCTCTACAACTTTCTCAACACAAGAACTCCCCAAGAGCATGCTCTTAACCATTGACAACTTCCCTGACTTTACAGGCATGCCCACAAACCAGCTGTCTGCCCCACAAGACATCTTAAACTTCCTGAAAAGTACCTCTCTGACAATACGGTAACGAAACTTAGCCCCGATGTAAGACACCTTACCCCACTTCTCGTCGTTCATGTCAACCCAAAACTTGTCCTCGTTTTTGTAACTGAAGATAATCCTGGAAAGATGAGGCGCACGCTCAGTGGGACACATGACCACGACCTGGTTAACAACGGCAGCCACGGTATCACAATAATCTTGCACTTGGTCATTGCAGAAGACATCGGGCCCCTTCTTCTGTGGAGTAGTTGCAGCAATGGTTTGAACTACAGCAGTGTACTCAGTCCACTGTTTGTAGAGCTCCTCAACCTGCTGGACATAGACCTCATCAGGCTGTGATCCCTCCAACATCTGGGCCTGCCTAAACAGCTCCATGTTCTGGGGAATGGACACCTGTGTGGTGTAGCAGCTCCCCAGTGCTCTCTTAAGCTTCTCTTCAATGTCCAT